ACAGTCGTCGTGAAGGACAGTAAGGAAGGTTGGGCTAAAGCTTTACGCCAAGTTCTAGCTCTTCTGTGGGCTGGTGAGATTCCTCAGTGGGATGTCTCTCGTGTACGTCCTGCAGGTGCAAGACTGAAAACCTTTGGCGGTAGAGCATCAGGCCCAGCGCCTTTGGTTGAACTGTTTAATTTCGCTGTGTCTACATTTAAAAATGCACAAGGTCGTAAGCTCTCAAGCATTGAGTGCCATGACCTAATGTGTTTCATTGGACAGATCGTTGTGGTTGGTGGCGTACGTCGATCAGCTATGATCTCTCTATCTAATCTAAGTGATGACCGTATGCGTCATGCTAAGTCTGGTCAGTGGTGGGAGACAGCAGCTCACCGTGCACTAGCTAACAACTCTGTATCTTATACAGAAAAGCCTGACGTAGAAACTTTCATGCGTGAATGGACAGCTTTGGTTGAGTCTAAGTCAGGAGAACGAGGAGTATTCAATCGTGAAGCATCTAAGAAACAAGCTGCAAAATATGGTAGACGTGATAGTGATTACGAGTTTGGGACTAACCCTTGCAGTGAAATCATTCTTCGCCCATATCAGTTCTGCAACCTTACCGAGTGTGTCGTACGTGCTACAGATACTATCGAGGACTTGGAAAGAAAAGTCCGTCTGGCAACAATTCTGGGTACTATCCAATCGACCTACACAAAGTTTCCATATCTGCGAAAGGTGTGGAGAGACAACACAGAAGCCGAACGACTGCTTGGTGTGTCACTCACGGGGATAATGGACAACCCTCTGCTGACTGGAAAGAACAAAGGACTCAATGAAACACTTGCTCATCTTCGCCAAGTGGCTGTTGATACTAATGCTGAGTGGGCTAATCGTCTTGGTATCCCTGTATCTGCTGCTATCACATGCGTTAAGCCAAGCGGCACTGTCTCTCAGCTTGTGGATTCAGCATCTGGTATCCATGCTCGCCACTCACGGTTTTACATTAGGACTGTACGAGGAGACAACAAAGATCCTCTTACTCAGTTCATGAAAGATCAAGGCATTCCTCATGAGCCATGTGTGTTTAAGGGTGACACTACTACAGTGTTTAGCTTCCCTCAGAAGTCACCTAACAAAGCTGTGACTCGTAACGACATGTCAGCTATCGAACAGTTAGAGATGTGGTTGGCTTATCAACGTAACTGGTGTGAGCATAAACCATCGGTGACTATCTCAGTTCGTGACTCTGAATGGTTAGATGTGGGTGCCTTTGTGTACAAACACTTTGATGAGATGTCTGGTGTGTCCTTCTTACCACACTCTGATCACACCTATCAGCAAGCACCGTATCAGGATTGCACTGAACGTGAGTACAAAGAACTTTTAAAGTTAATGCCAAAGGCTATTGACTGGTCAAAGCTTTCAGAGTATGAACAAGAGGACAACACTGTGGCAATGCAAACTATGGCTTGCTCTGGTGACTCATGCGAAATCGTAGACCTAGTGTAGGGTCTACACCTTCACCCTGTGTAAAGGTCTGTCGAATAGAAGATGGATACTGCGCAGGGTGTTTACGAACCGTAGATGAGATACGTGACTGGATGATCATGTCTGACTACGAACAAAAGAAACTGTTGTACGAATTGAAATGGAGACAAGATGTACGTAATGATCACTCGTGACCAATGTAACTTTTGTGATCAAGCTAAGGCTTTGTTGAAAGGAGCTAACCTACAATACACCGAATATAATATCCAATCTAAATCTAGTTCGTGGTTGCTTTATCTTTTAAAACGTTCTAGTATTACCACAGTACCTCAGATCTTTAGCCCTTCGGGTTCTCATATTGGTGGGTACACAGACCTAAAGGAGTATTTAGAACATGGGCAAGCCAGTCAGAAAAGCGTTTAATAGAGCACTGTATGAGGCATACGATTCACAAGCTAAGGATGCTTTGACAGAGTACCTTACTAAGAAGGGGCATGTGTTAGTCAACACTGAAGAAAACTACAATGTAGATGTTGTATCTCAGAAGCATGGTTATACTTACTTTAATGAGGCTGAGGTAAAGGTAGCTTGGGATGGTGACTGGCCTACACACTGGAGAGAGATACGTATTCCAGAACGTAAGCAACGTCTACTTGATAAGTACCAAGGTGAGAATGGGGTGCTTAACTTCTACGTCTTTCGTAAAGACCTTAAGCAAGCTTGGCGTATCAGAGACTTCCTGTTGACTCAAGAAAGTCTTGGTGAAGCAAAGGGTAGGTACATCAGACCAGGTGAGTTGTTCTTTCACATTCCATACACAGAAGCGGAGTTGATTATATTATGACAGATAACGTAAACAAACCCCCTCACTATGGTCAAGGTGACATTGAATGTATTGATTACATCAAAGATATCTTGACAGACGAAGAACTTATCGGTTATTATCGAGGCAACGTTGCGAAGTACTTACATCGTTGGCGTTATAAAAATGGTCTAGAGGATTTGAAGAAAGCAAGATGGTACCTAGAAGCACTCATACAGCATCAAAGCAAAAGATGAAACCGTTTAACGAAGGATACCAATCCTTCCTCAGAGGTAACTTGGGTAATCCCTACCAAGTTAATACAAAAGATAACAGGGATTGGGAGATGGGTTTTAACAAAGCCTATTTCAAAAACAAGGAGCTGGTAATTGAAAGAGAGCTTAGAGAAAGAAGCAAAGAAGTTCACTCAGCAAAAGCGTAAGGCTCCTGCAACAAAAAGCCTGACCGCAAGGATATACTTGGCAGGTCAGGCATTAAGTGGTCTATTGGCTGGTGGCAGGTCGAGTAACGATATGCGAGAAATAAAGCGGCAAGCATATGATTGGGCAGATTATATGTTAGATGATGATACATAAAAAGAGGGGGGCTTGATGCCCCCTTTTATTTTAGTCTAAGTTTAAATCTCCGTAGAATATATCGTCGTAGTTATCAACTAGAGTCTGTATTCGTAGTAACTGTTGGAGACCGTCCTCCTCTTTTAATAAGTCCTCTAGTTCACCTTCAATCTGGAGAAACTTCATTACGTTTCTAACTTGTTTTTTATTTTTACCAGACAGTGTACGAAGAACATTGATACTCTTAGGCATACCTTTTTCTACAACACTGGTTACATTCTTTCTGACCTCAGCTCCTATCTCATCAAGAATCTTTTCTTTATCTTTAAGTGGTAGCCTGAAGTAGTCAGGGTTTTTCTTTAGGTATTCTAGTGCAGCTGTCTCAAAGAATGGTGCTGCCAGTGCATCCATCTTGTTCTTAAGTTCAGCAGGTCCATTAAATCTTACAGCTTTCCAATAAGGTCTACCTGCAGCATTCATCATCTTTTCAATAAGGTTAGGTACTTGAAGTGTTCTATTACCTAACACTTGCTTACCGATATCAGGAACAAACTGTGTACCTCTTGTAGGTGTAGCACGTTTAGGACGACCCTCTTCATTACCACCGATTATGTTTTCGATGTAACGAAGCATTTGGTTTTGTAACTCTGCACCTTGACGACGATCAGGATTCATTTCGTTATCAGATACCATACCCCATACTTGGTTGATTGGATCGAGTGGTCTTGTAAAACCTTGAACAATTCTACCTACAGAACCTGATAACATATCTTCCAGTGGTTGGAAGTTACCTTCAATAGCTTGCTCACTTGCATAGACCATAGTCTGACCCATCTCATCAAGGTCTCTTACAGCTTGGCCACCAATTTGAACTCCAAGTTCTTTCCACAAATCTGCAGGAACTTCACTCCAGTTCCACTGATTGTCTTCACCTAAAACATGTCCACCAATTTGAGATAACAATCTCATTGTAGATACAGGCCAGTCATAAGTTCTATCTTGTATTGAGCCATCGTCTTGCATGTCTTGGTTATATGCTAGATTGTTTTTAATACGATCTTTAGCACCACCTACGGCAAAGATACCAGTAGCAATCAGTGACCAACCTGCAGCCATTTTACCTAGAGATTCTGCACCTTCACGAGTTGCAAAGTCTAGCTCTTGACCAGTCCTTTTCTTTATAATAAATCTCATAGCATTGATACCAGTAAGATCTGCCATAGTTGCCACTGTAGTATTCAAGAAGCTACCAAAGGGTACAACAAAACCTAATGGTGTTCTGTTTGTAAATGCTTCAACACCTTTGGCCCACGTTCTAGCAGAGATTAGGCTTTCTTTTCCAGGAAGTGTAGACCAGTTTACAGAAGCTGTTTCTCTCAGTGTTCTAAAGGTTGCTTTATCAAGTACGTTCTTTTGAAATCTCTCCGTAGACATTTCAACAGCAGACCAGTTAGCTTTCTTAGGGTCAAAGAACTCCTCAAAGGTCATACCATATTCACGCATGATGGCTTGGTTGAGGTTAGTACCAAATGCCCAACGTTTAGTTAGCTCATCTTGTACTCTAACCATAGTAAGTGTCTGAGCACCTTTAGTTGCTACATCAGCAACTTTCCACCCTAACTTTTCTACTTCGTCCAGACCTTCAAGAGCACCAGTACGTTTGATCTTATCTAAATTAAAATCAGACAAAGCATCACGTACACCACCATCACCTGCAATATCTCTGAATAGTTTTTCAGCAGTTGCAGGACTTAGTTCAAACATCTTGTCTGCATATTCCATAGGAATGTCGGGAGAAAATACATCTACACCACGACGAACAGCACCTAGTGCAGAACCGTACGACCTGTTCATAAACTTTTCTACAGCTTCTTCATTACCAGCTACTTTAGCTACACCTGCTTGACCTAGGTTAACTGCAGCGGTAAAGAAATCTGCAAGACTGTTGATGCTTACAAGCTGACTAAAACCTTTTATGTTGGCACCTGTTGTAGATAGGTGTGAGGTAAGTAGTCTCTTATACAGAGACATAACGTACTGCATACGCTTTGGATCATCTGCTACTTTAGTTGCACCACCAGCAAGTTCAGCTGCATCTGTTATATCCATACCAGCTTTTTCTAAACGACTAAGATGAGAGACTAGCCACAAGCTTTCACCACCAAGACTTGCTTGACGTGCAAAGTGTGATGCAAGACTTACTGGAGTAGCTTTAGATCCTGGAATTACTGTACCATCTTCATCTATAAACTTTAGTTTATATCCTGTATCTTTTTCAAACTTCTTTACAATCTGTTTTACTTTAGATGGTCCTAGGTATTTGATTGTCTGTGCAAAGACACCAGCTTTACCGATACGTCTACCAGTCTTTTCATTTATTTCTTCAAGCATAGACTCGTGGATAGTAAACCCAGCTTCTTTCAGTGCTTGGAAGTAACCTTTAGTTTTTCCATCAGGAGTACCTAACCAGAAGTATTGAAAGAATGCATTAGTTACTTCGTCGTCACTGTACTTTTCACCACGTACTTCAACACGCTCATTAGCTTTAGCTCTAAACTCTGGCCAAGCTAGTAGATCTCTTGTGTCACCTTTAATAAGTCCAAAGCTTTCATCAACAGAATCAATAAGAACTTGTTTCTTGACACGTTTATCAAGTTCTTTCTTAGCTTGCTCAAAGCCGATCTTAACTAAATTCTGATCAAACTCTCTGTAAGCTAAGAACTGTGGAGCTAGATCACTCTTACGAAACTCTTTGACAGATGCACCTACACCTTTTAATGTTGGGATAACAATAAGAGCACCTGCTGCTGCAAGTGCTGTCTGAGCTGCTTCGTATTCTTTCTGTACACCGACATCAATCAGTTGTGATTGGTATGCTACATCAACTCCTGCACCGATTAGTGCATCGGCTGTGGCATAGGGTAGTGTTGAGGCTACTGCTTTACCTACATTACCAAGAGCTGTCTGTTTAGCTACACCCTTCTTAATCTGCTGCTGATAAGCCTTAGTCATTAGCCTACGTGCAGCTGCAGAGCTTGCCTTAGTTCCACCAAAACCAATCAGTTTACCAATACCCAGTGATAAAATTGTAGATGGATCATAGACTGCAGACTTACCATAGTCCCAGATAGCATCTCCCATCTCTGCCCATGAACCTTCACCAGTAAAGGCATTATCCATTTGATCAAAGAGTAGATAGCCAGCACCGAGCTTTGCCTTGATGCTATCATCTGCTGACATACCGTAGGCAATCTCATTAGCTGTGGTTACAGTTTGACCACCAGCAAAAGAACGTTGATAGTTCTGCCAGATTTCAAAGACTTTGTCGTTACTCATTTCACGATAGTCTTGAGAAGATAGTCCACCAATAGCACCACCACCTAAACCAGTAATACCACGTCTAGTTTTGGTAAGTACACCACCTGGGGTAAATCTAGATTCCAGATTAGAACGAATAACTTCCATAAGACGATCATCTTTTACGATGTCCTCTTTAGTTAGCTTACGTCCATACTCCGAAAAGATATTTTCTAGGTCAACATACGAAGAGTCATCAACTCCCTGTGGTACTGCGGGAGATTGAGTTTTAATAGTTGTATCCAGATCAATAGGACTTTCAAAGTCTTCATCCAAAACCACAGGTGGTTCAAAGTCAGTCTCACCTATGACTATTGGCTGTTCAAACTCTTCTTCCATTTAACCACCAATTCTGATTTTCTTACCAGTTTCCATGTTTAATACGATGTCGCCTTGCTGAAGTATTCCAGCAGCAGCTAAACTTTCTGCAACCATTCTGTTAGGTACAGTAATCTCTTGACGTGCAGCATTAAGTAGTGCAGGATTAAGAGGTGCTTCATTAAACTTAGGATAAGATTTTCTAAGTTCTTCTACGTAAGTTGTGCCATATAGACCAGCTAAAGGAGTAACGTTATCGTTATCATAAGATTTAACAGCATCATTAATGTCACCAAGTCTTGTAGTCAACCAACTCTGTTCAGCTATCTGAGTTTCTGTTAGGTTACCTGACTCAGATATAGATTGAAGCTCACTGATTCTCTGTGTAATCATATCACGTTCATCTTGAGCACGGGTTAAGTTAAACTGAATTGCTCTCTTTTCAAAACGGTCTAAGTCTTCTAGAGATGGCATTTCAACAAATGCAGGTTCAGGAATAAACACAGATCCTGATGTTGTTAATTGAGCTTTTAACAACTCTTTGTACAACGAGTCCATTTCACGACCAATAAATGTTTCTAGTTTAGTAATGTCTAACTCTTCTGTAGTTGGTTGAGTAATAACAGCACTCTCAAGAATATCAGCAATAACTTCTTCTGGAAGTGTAAGACCTTCATTCTCATATTTAAGTCTTTGCTTTTCTAAGATATCTAAGATTTTTGATGGGGCTGTCTTATCACCAGATGCTAAAATAGGTGCAAGAGTTTCATCCGTTAAGTTATAGGTTTTCATAAGTGCAGCTGTAGCTACACCTGAAGGTGTTGATCCGCCTTTACCTTTACCAGACTTCGTACCTGTAAGACTACCTAAGCTACCACTTGTACCATACTTCATGGCAAGCTCAAAGGCTAAAGCTTCTCTGGCATCTTCTTCTTTTTTCTTTTGTTCTGCCTTAGCATCTACCTTATCTAGATAGTTTAACATACCTAATGAACTAAATGCCATGATTATACCCTCGCCATTAGACCAGTTGGAGCTGGCTGTTCTTCTTCGACTTCAAGTTCCATCTCAGGTTCTTCAGTCATTTCTTCCATAGTAGTTGGAACTTCTTCATCTTCTTCTTCTCGAAGTTCATCAAGAAGTTTTTTAGCACGGGCTACATCACGCTTATACGACAAGGCTTTTTTCTGTTCTTCGTTTTCAAAACCTTCTTCGTAATCTAGATTAGCTGCATCAGCAAACCCTTTAATGTATTCATGAAGAACTGGAGCAATGATAAGGCTTACGTCAATGCTGTGAATACCTTCCATTACAGCTGAACGAAGAATACCTTGCACCATAGTTACCAAATCTACACCAAACTCTAGAAAGTACAGTACATCTTCCATAGCACCTGGTTTTAGTAGGTTATCTATGTGAGCATCTAAAGCTTCGATAGGATCGGTTATTTCTGGAGGTCTTTCATACGGAGCATTCTTAGGCTCAGTTGTAAGTGACTGCCCTGGGATAGGTCTTTCAAATGTCAGCATTAGTTATACCCCTGTGTAAATAGATCGGCCTCTGCTTGTCTACGTTTTGTAAGTCCAGGTAAGACTTTACCACCAGCTCTGTTATATTCTAAGATCATCTCAGATATCTCTTCATCACCTCTGAGACCACCCTCATCACCTTTAAGTAATTTGTTAAAGTTACCTTGACCTAAGTTAAATGTAAAGCTAGTTAAAGCATCAATCTGATTGTCAGACCAGTCATAGCCAAACTCTTTAGCTGCTTCTAGTACAATAGTTCTAGCTTTCATAACTTCTTTAGATAACTCTTTTCTAGCTTCTTCTTTAGTTATAGTTTGGTCAGGACTTGTAGCTGGTGTACCAAAACCAATAGTAAGTTGGCCATAGTCATCGTATGCAGTATCTCTAAAACCTTCAAACCCCGCAATAAAATCTATAATACTACCTGAAGTATTTACATCAGGGTCTTCTGTCGGAGGTTCTATCTCTTGCGTTACAGGGTCAATACCAATATCAGATTCTTCCAACTCAGATATAAGAGATGCTAGTTTAGACTTACTAGACTCATTGTCTTCACGGACATCAGAAAATCTTTTAAGTAGTTTTTCTTGAACAGATTCTACATCTTCGTCAGATACCTTTTGAGTATCTACTTGTCTACCTGCTAGACCCCTAGAAGCCCTAGCTTGTTTTAATGCAGACGCACCTTGAACACCACCAGATTGTAGTGCCTGAATCATCGACATATAGTTAGGAGCATAGTTATAAGACATTATTTATTCCTTTTATCCGAATGGATTTAGACCACCTAGTAAACCTTCTGGGCTTGTACCGAAGAAGAATCTCATAGCTAGTTCTGTGTCTGCTGCATCTTCAATACTTGCAAGTTTTGTTCTAGCAAACTCTAACTCTTTGTCACCCATAATAATTGTAAGTGCTCTATCCATAGCAGATTGGTCAGAGGTAAATGCAAACGACATGATATCACGTTCACGTTGCCAGATTTCATCTAGGTTCTTAGAAGTTAAAGCATTAATAGTTTTAGCAAAGTCCATATTGCTTTCGTTAAGAGCAGCTGTGTTTAGTGTTGCTAGGTTCTGTCTCCATTGAGCATTAGCTTGAGCAACTACAAGACCATTCTGTGCATTAAACAGATCACGTTGCTGTTGAATCTCAGAGTTAAACTGACGCATAGCATTAACACTATTTACATTAAACTGATCCATAGCATTCTGTTGAGCTGCATTGAACTGAGATGTTTGTGTAGACAAATTAGCAAAGAACTGATTAGTTTGGTTTTCACTTGTAGCATTAAACTGTGAAGCAGCATTCTCAGCAGCCTGATCAGTAAACAAAGACTGAATGTTTTGCTGTGCTTTAAACATCTCTGTCTGTTGCTCATTAGCTAAGTTTTGCATATCCATTTGCAAGAAGTTCTGAGCATTTTGTACAGCAGCTTGTTGCCTGTTGTTTAGGTTTTGAGTATCAAGCTGTGATAGTGCAGCAGCCTCAGCCATTACCTTAGCCTGTCTATTAGACAAGTTGTTTAGATTCATAGTGTTTACTGCACGAGAATCTTCAAGAGCTATCTGCTGTTCAGCAGTGAAGTTCATATTAGCAATGTCACCAATACGTGCTGAGTTCTGTACACGGGATTGGAATGCTTGGTCAAACTCTTGACCTAGGAACTGTGCTCTTTGTTGTGCTGCAAGCATAGCACGTTGTTGTCTGTTTGACAAGTTCTGTGCTTCAAATTGTGCTTGAGTTTGTGCATCCATTTGTGCGACAGGTAGTGCAGCTTCCATAGCAGCTTGAATAACTGCTTGGCCAGCAAGAGACGAAGCACCAAGACCCCTAGCAGCTAGTGTCTGCATTGCTGTACGCATAGAACCTGCTGCCCATGCAGGTGTGTTACCACCTTCAAACTGTTGCATAAGCCCTTCTAGTTGCCCTTGTACAGTGGCTTGTTTAGAAGGAGTAGCTGTTGCAGCTTGTATTTGTTCGTTAAACTGTGCAGCTTTTTCAGCATCTGCTACACCAGAGATAAGCTCACCTGCTTGTATCTGTCTAGCATTTGGTGCATTGATAAGACTTGCTGTACCCTGAGCAGCTTCAATATTAGATACAGAGGTAGTAAGTTGTTGTTCAGCCGTTGCTTGAGCTTGATCAGAGACTGTACCTGTAGCTCCAGTAACTCCAGCTAGTTGAGCTTGTACCTCTGGAGCTACTGTAGTTGGGGTCATAGAACCTGGGCCAGTTGCTGTAGGCATTACAGCTTGCTCTACTGTTCCAACAGTACCCACTTCTGCCATAGGAGATACAGCAGTTGTTTGACCTGCAGTAGTTCCTATAAAG